TATATACTGATTATAATAAAGGTTATGTATGTTTTAATGGAACATATAGTAGCGCTATTAATTCTAGTTACTTTAATTTTCCTGAACACTTAAAAGGATATCAGCTTATAGTACCATTTAATTTTAATATAAGAGGGTTTGCAGATTGGAACAATGCAATAAAGCTTTTAAATGATAGCGGAGAGCCTATTACTTCTTCTGATATAGATGGAGCATTTCCAGTATTAAATGAGGTAGGAGAAATTGATTATATCATTGGTTGGGATTTCTCTACGTATGATGGTGGGTATTTAAAAATTTATAAATGGAGTAATGTTGGGGTTTTACAGGAATTTCATGAAATATCAGATATATCAACTACTTTTTTAGATGAATATAATTCAAACTTTACAGTAAAAAGTGTTAGTGTTGAGCCTCTTTTTTGGGGAGGAAAAATAGAACTTTATGGATATCACAGAAGAACTGATGATATAACAGGGGAGTATATTTATTCAAATAAAGTTATTAGAGTAAATATTGACTGTACAAAAGATAGTGAAATGGAACTTAAACCTCAAATAGGTAGTTCTCTATGGTTTGCAACTAAAGGAATGGATAGTGGGAATATAGAGAGAAAGTGTTATTTAACTTCTTTAAAGGCAAGAACGAAAAATAGAATATATCTTTATTATTATGGTACAAATGGAGGAAGTAACTTTTATCAAGTAATAACTCCCGAAGGAAATTTACTTAACCCTTATAAAGAATCTTTCTCATGTTCATATTCATATTGTAGTTATTTTAATATAATAGGCACAGATAAATGGATAATTTACTACAGAAAAATAGATTCAGACTACTGCTATTTCGCTGTCTATCAAGCAGTAACTTCAAAACCCTGCGGGGCTCATACAAAACTTGCAAATCCAGTGGAAAAAACTGATGCAAATACTATGAAGATTCAGTATATGTTTGAAGTTGACTTAGTTGATTATGCTAATGATTTGTATTAATAAAGAGGGAGGAAAGAATATATGAAAAATATATTAAATGCTATACAGATTGGTTTTACAGCCGTTGGTGGTTATCTTGGGTGGTTCCTGGGAGGCTATGACGGCTTTTTATATGCGCTAGTTTTGTTTATAGTTTTAGATTATATTACTGGTGTAATGCTTGCTATACTTATGAAAGAATTATCAAGCAACATAGGTTTTAAGGGTATTTTTAAGAAGGTTTTAATTTTTATGGTGGTGGCAGTAGGACATACAATAGATGTTTATGTTTTAGGGAACGGTAGTGCAATTCGCACAGCCGTTATTTTTTTCTATCTTTCAAATGAAGGAATAAGCATCATAGAAAATGCTTCAAAAATTGGCCTTCCTATACCAGAAAAACTTAAAACAATATTTGATGATCTAAAAAAAGACAAATAAAAAAGTGAGATAGGTGAATGAGATGGTTAATGTAACAAAAAGACTTATAAAATACAACTATTCCCTGGGAAATGGCATAAGATACATTGTTATTCATGATACAGGCAATAAAAGAAAAGGGGCCAATGCTTATGCTCACTATAGATATTTTAATAGCGGAAACAGGAGAGCTTCTGCCCATTATTTTGTAGATGATAAAGGAATTTTTCAACTGGTTGAGGATTATAATGCTTCATGGCACTGTGGTGATGGGAAAGGGAAATATGGAATAACAAACCATAATTCTATAGGTATAGAAATCTGTATTAACGAAGATGGAGATTATGAAAAGGCTGTAGAAAATACAATAGAATTAGTTAAGTGTTTAATGAAAAAGTATGATATTCCTTTAGATAGAGTTGTAAGACATTATGATGCTAGTAAAAAAATATGTCCAAGAAGCATGAGTAAAAATAATTGGGAGAGATGGTGGATTTTTAAAAGGAAACTAAGTGAAAAAGCTATGAATGAATTAAAGAGGGATTTGAAGATTTTAACGGAAACAGGAATTATTAATTCACCAGATTATTGGCTTCAAAATGCAGTTAAAGGAAAAACAGTAAAGGGTGAATATGCAGCTATATTAATTAAAAGGATAGCTAATTTTATTCATGAGAAAGAAGGTAGATAGAATGACAATAGAAACACTTGAATATATAATGAGTAGAACATTATTAAAGGAACTTTTGAAAAAGAAATTAATAAATGAAGATGAATTTAAAGAAATTGATAAATTAAATAAAAAAACTTTTAGCAAATAAGGGGTTGTACATTAACCCTTTATTTTTTTATCTTTTTTTACATGTTCCCACAGCTAAATTACTTGCTTTGAGTGGGTTATAGAGGTAACATACTAGTACCTTAAAGAAGGGAGGTTAAATATGTGAAGAAAGTTAGGAAGATTAAAGCAACAAATCAGCAATCACAGCCAGAGGAATTTGTTAAATCAAAGCTAAAAGTGTGTGCTTACTGTAGAGTTAGTACAGAAAGTAATAAGCAGGCTGAGTCCTTTGATACACAAACCACATACTATGAAAGGTATATAAAGAGTAATCCAAAGTGGGAATTTGCAGGTGTGTATGCAGACCAAGGTATATCAGGTACTACAACTTATAAAAGAATAGAGTTTAATAAAATGCTCAACGATTGTGAGAAAGGAAAAATTGATTTAATTATCACTAAGTCAATTTCTAGATTTGCTAGAAACACAGCAGATTGCTTGGAGGTAGTGAGATTTCTAAAAAGTTTAAATATAGGTGTGTATTTCGAAAGAGAAAATATTAATACTTTGGGAGCTGAAAGTGAATTAATACTTAGTGTGCTAAGCTCATTAGCTCAAGATGAATCTAGAAATATTTCTGAAAATACAAAATGGGGAATTCAGAAGAAATTCAGAAAAGGTAAGATTAAGATTTCTTCAAAGAGGTTTTTAGGATATGACCTAGATGATGAAGGAAGACTTGTAATAAATCCCGAGGAAGCTAAAATCGTAAGAAGAATTTATAAAGAGTATCTTGATGGAAAAAGCATGAATGAAATTAAAAAAGGTCTTGAGACGGATAAGATAAAGACAGTAACAGGGAAAGAAAAGTGGCAAATAAGCACTATAAAGGCGATTCTTAGTAACGAGAAATATTATGGTGATGCTGTCTTACAAAAAACTATAACCATTGATTACCTTACCCGTAAAAGAAAAAAGAATGAAGGGGAAAGTATAAAATATCTAGTTAAAAATAATCATCAGCCAATTGTATCAAAGGAGGAATTTGATAAAGTTCAAGAAATAATGACTAAAAGAGCAGTAGAATACGGGAATATACCTGGGAAAAGGGAAAAGTATAATAATAGATACGCTTTTAGTGGAAAGATTATATGTGGGAATTGTGGAGCAGTATTTAAAAGAAGAACCTGGAACAGCAAATCACCAAGTAAACAAATAGTATGGCAGTGTGGGACATATATAAAGGAAGGAAAAAATGCTTGTAGCATGAAGGCTATTGATGATTTGACTCTAAAAGCAGTTTTTGTAAGGGCTTTTAATAGATTTTATACAAATAGAGAACAGCTTATATCAAACTTTATGAAAAATGTAGAGAAGAGTTTGAAAAATAAAGAGGTTGAAAATTCGGAGTTAAAAACCAAAATGAGACATATAGCAGAAGAAATAAAAAAGGTTATTAGGCTTCATATACAAGGTGAGATTTCTGCAAAAGATTATGAAAATGATTATACCAAGCTTAAACAAGAACTAGATGATTTAAAGAAAATACAGTTAAATAACTTAGAAAATAAACAAAACAGTCAAGAACTTAAGACAAGGATAGGGGAGATAAAAAATTATTTAAATAATCATGATGGGTTACTCACAGGTTTTGATGATGAGGTATTTAAAGCTTTAGTTGAAAGAGTACGAGTTATAGGACCAACTCACGTTTCTTTTGAACTAAAAAACGGAATTGTATTAGAGGAAAAATTTATAAAGAAAAGAGGGAAAAATGGCTTAGTGTAAGGAGGGGATTAAATGAATAGGAAAGTATCAATTATACCTGCAAAACCAGATGCAGTTATTAAAGGACTGCCTAAAGAAACTAAGAAAAGAGTATGTGCATATTGTAGAGTTAGTACAGATACAGATGAGCAGCTTTCAAGTTATGAAGCCCAGGTTACTTACTATGAGAATTATATTAATAAAAGACCGGATTGGGAGTATGCAGGGATATATGCTGATGAAGGGATAACAGGAACTAATACAAAATACAGAGCCCAGTTTAACAGAATGATTGAAGATGCCCTTGCTGGTCAGTTTGATATGATTATTACTAAATCCATCAGTAGATTTGCAAGAAATACACTAGACTGTCTTAAGTATGTAAGGATTCTAAAAGAGAAAGGCGTAGCTGTTTATTTTGAAAAAGAAAATATTGACACCATGGATTCAAAGGGTGAAGTATTACTTACCATTTTAAGTTCCTTGGCCCAGGATGAAAGCCGCTCAATTAGTGAAAATAGTAGATGGGGAATAGTAAGACGCTTTCAGCAAGGTAAAGTCAGAGTAAATCACAAAAAGTTTATGGGATATGATAAAGATGAGAATGGTGAGCTTATTATTAATGAAGAACAGGCTAAAATTGTAAGAAGAATTTTTAAAGAGTATCTAGAAGGTAAAAGTGCAGATAAAATTGCAGCAGGTCTTACAAAAGATGGGATACTAACTGTAACTGGTAAAAAGAAATGGCAGCCAACAGTTATATCTAAAATGCTTAAAAATGAAAAATATTGTGGAGATGCACTACTTCAAAAGACAATAACAGTAGACTTTTTAACACATAAGAGAGTCAAAAACGAAGGACAAGCACCAATGTATTATGTGGAAAATAGCCACCCAGCTATAATAAGCAAGGAGATGTTTGAAGCAGTTCAAAAAGAAATGAAAAGGCGTTCAGATATTAGGGGTTATGGAGATAAAGAAAGAAGGTCAAAACACAGTAGCAAATATCCATTTTCAGGAAAGATATTTTGTGGTAACTGCGGTGCAGTTTATAGAAGAAAAAGGTGGGGACCTACTAACAAGTATAAAAAGTATGTGTGGAACTGCAAAACAAGAGAAGAGCAAGGGGTAGATGTTTGTAACATGAAAGCTGTAGACGAAGAAAAATTAAAAGCAGCATTTGTTAGAGTAGCTAATCGGATTATAAAAGATAGAGATGAAATTGTAAATAAAATGATAAGTAATATTGAAAAAGTATTGGATGAAAATAAAAATAATAATAAAAGTAATGAAATAGATTTGAGATTGAAAGAACTTAGAGAACAGATTTCAAAACTAATAAGACTAAATACACAAAGTAATATTGATAGTGATATTTATGAAGAGGAATATAATAGATTGGTTTTAGAAATGGAAATCTTAAGAAGTCAACGTTTAACATATACAAAAACTGAAATGGAATGTAAGGATAATTATTCTAGAGTTAGAGAAATAGAGAAAATACTAAATGGACATGAAATGATAAAGAGATTTGATGAAGAATTGTTTGAGGTACTTGTAGAAAAGATAAGAGTTATATCTTTAGTTGAGATGGAGTTTGTTTTAAAGACAGGGGTTG